AGCAAGCATCTTTGAATCATTCACCGATTATTGGTTGGGCTTATGATGGTAATCCAATATATGGCCCTTATGGATATGATCGTAAAGATGGTGGTATTGTAAGAATCATGACATCTGGATATTCTCTTAAAACAACAAGAGAGAATGGCCCTCCAATATCTGACTTCCCACTTGGTTTCTTTATTGAAGACTATGAGTTTCTTGGAAATGGTGACTTAGATGAAAATAACGGAAGATATTGTGTCACTCCAGATTATCCAAATGGTACTTTTGCTTATTTTGCAACAATTAATCCGAATGAGAATGAAACTAGTGGAACGTTTAAGAACTTCCGTTCTCCAGTATTCCCATATTTAATTGGTGCAAATTATGCTGCGAAACCTGATGAGTTTAACTTTGTAGAAACAAATAATCAAGATCTTGATTTAAATACTTTAGGTTTAAGAAGAAACACTAATCCATATAAACTTGAGGGTTCTGGTGCAGATTATGAAGGCATACATGACAGTCGAAAGAAAGTTGATCAAGAAATTGATGTAGACTATGCATCGCCTGGTAGAATTAATAAGTATGAAATATTAAGTGCTGGATCTGGTTATCAAGTCAAAGATCCTCTTAGAGTGCAAAATCTAGGAAAAGGAAATGGATTTTCAGCTGAGGTATCAATTGTTGAAGGACAAGAAATAGTATCAATAGCATCAACCGTTGTTAAAATTGAAAATATTGTATTTACATACAATAACTTAAATGGGGATGTAATCGGACTATCATCACAACCACACGATTTGGTTGTTGGTGATTTAATTAACGTTTCTGGACTTTCCACAGACTCATTAAGAAAACTAGACGGTAGACATAGAATTGGTTTCAATACATCTTTCTTACTCCTAAACACTGGTATTGGAACAACTGCTGCGACTGGAATTGTTACAAGCATCTCTGTAACAGGTAACTTATCTCCAAATGCAATTGCACCAAATGATATCATAGGTATTAATACTGAGAGAATGACGGTTCTCAACGTTGATAATATAAACAATAAACTGAGAGTAAAGAGAGAACAGGATGGTGTTCTTGGAACTGCACACACAAGCACGTCTCTTATCACAGCTTTAAATCGTTCGATAACATTTAGACTCGGAATCAACACAGATATTCAAACTAGAGTTAATGTCCCTTACTATTTTAATCCCACAGAGAGTGTTGCGATAGGAACAGCGACTGGAGTTGGAATTGGTTCAACTGTTGTTTTCACATATCGTGTTGTTGGAGGTGGAAGAACTGAAAGGTTTATACCTACTCAAAATATATTCTTACAAGATCACGGATTTGAAACTGGGGATAAACTGATATATTCAAGTGACGAGGGAACTCCACTTTTAGTATCGAATGGAATTAACGCAGTACCTAATTTTAGATTAGCTAATAACTCTCCAGTGTTTGCCATTAGAGAGAGTAAAGATTTATTAGGAATATCAACTAATGCACTAGGAATCGGATCTACTGGAGGAATCACTGGTATTGGTTCAACAGCGTATCGTTTATTCTTTGATGATTTTGGAAGTGGTCAAGTTCATAGTTTGAAACCAACAAAAACTGAAATAACAGGTTTTGTAGAAAAAGTCGTTGGAACTGTTGTATGTAAGGAAGCACATAATTTACAAGCAAATGATAGAGTTTCAGTATCTTTAACGCCAGGTATTACAACATCATTCCAAATAGAGTTTGATGACACAACTCGTAGAACATTTATTAATCCAATCAATTTTGGTGCTGCTGCTATTGATTTAGAAACTGATCAAATTACCATACCCAATCACGGATATAAAACAGGAGATAAAGTTTTATACAAATCATCAAGTCCAGCAAATCCACTTTTTAATAACTTCACTTACTTCATAGTAAGAATTGACAAGAATACAATTAAATTATCTGAGTCTAACTTTAAATCTAAAAGGTTAATACCTGATTGCATATCACTTACATCAACAGGATCTGGACACACAATTGCGCTTATCAATCCACCACTTTCACTTACTCGTGGATATAAAGTTGGATTTGCTGTATCAGATTCATCTTTGACACAGGTTGTATCTGGAAAGAGAACACAAGTATTTGACTTTGAATTATTCAGAGATGTCAATTTTACAAATCCATATTTTAATAATAAAGAAGACGGTGGTTTCCAAGTCATAGGTGTTGGAACAGTTGGTGTGACTACAACAGCTAGGGTTGATCTTTCAGTTACTGAAAATACACCAACAGACCTATACTATAAGTTAACACCTGTTAATTTAGACATTAATGCTCCGTTTAAAAGAAATCCAATTATTGATACTGATGTAATTAATCATTCAAGTTTAAAAGTATCTGATAGCGGATATAATGGAAGTTTTACAATTACAGGAATTGGAACCACTACATTCTCATTTGTTCTACCATCACAACCAGAAAAAGATGGATATACAAAAGAGGAAGCAACAACATTAAAATATAACACATCATCTTTAAGTGCCTCTGGTTCAATTAATAATATTAGAATAATATCAAAAGGTAAAAATTATCAAACCATTCCTGTTGTCACTTCAATTGGATCTACAAACGGAGTTGGTGGCGTAATTAGATTAAACAGTGATGAAATCGGTAAATTAAGAAGATATACAATCAAAAACTTAGGATTTGATTATTCTGCTGATAAAACAATTCAACCATCCGTATCATTACCACAAATATTAAGATTAGATAGATTATCTAAAATTTCAAACATCGGAATCAGTTCTGGAGGAAAAAATTATCTTCAACCACCAAATATTGTGGTGATTGATCGTGTAACTGGTTTAGTTAAGGATGAGGTTATCACGGCAGTTGATGTACAGGGAACATCTGTGTCTGAGGTTAGACTTTTAAGAAATACAAATGATTTATATGACTCAAATCCAAGAATCATTGCTACAAATAATAATAATGGCATTAAAGTTAAAAATTTAAACTTTACAAGTGGTACTAATTTAGTTACTTTAACTCTTGAGGGTGCATATGATTCAACAACATATCCGTTTACATTAGGTGAAAAACTATATGTTGAAAACATAGGTATTGGATCGACAGGAAGTGGATATAACTCAGCAGATTATAATTATGAACCATTTGTAATCACTGGTGTGAATACAAACCCAGGCGGAGGAAATGCAACTGTTTCGTATAATTTAGATTCATCAGTCACAAGTCCAGGCATCTTTAGTGGCCCTTCATCATCTGGACAAGCAATACCTTTTGAAAACATCGCTCAATTTAATATTGATGTTGACACAAATCAATTTAGTGTTGGTGAAACTGTCAGCACAGGTGATAAGGTTGGAGTGGTCGTTGCTTGGAATGAGAATAATAAGTATCTAAAAGTCCTTTCTAATGATACATTTAATGTTGGAGAGTCAATTAATGGTGCTTCTTCTAAATCAATTGCATTGATTGAACAAACAACTAAATTTAGTTCAGTGTTTAACATTGATTCTAACTCTGAGTTTAGAAGTGGATTCCGTAAGGAAACAGGAAAATTAAATACTGAATTACAAAAGTTAGCAGATAACGATTACTACCAAACATTTTCATATTCGCTTGGTAGTACAATCGATTATAATACATGGAAAGATCCAGTTAACAGTCTCGGACATGTCGTTGGATTTAGAAATTTTGCTGATGTAAGTATCGTATCAACTGCGTCAACTGATGATAAAAATCGTAGTAACGCCTCTGTTGGAGTATCTTCTGCACCTGTTGTAGTTGTTGCTGATTTAATCAGTGAAAATGAATCGATTCACAATACATATGACTTTGATTTAGTTACAGAAAACTCAAAAAATATCGCTGGGTTCTTTGCATCTGATGAAATTGGTTTTGGTAACAAAATTCTAACAGATTACATTGAATCAAGAACAAACAGAGCAATCACAATTGATAGTGTAAGTTCTGAGTTTAATGATTTACCTCGTGCTACTGCATTCTCTGATGTATTTGATTTTGATATTGATGTAATTGATGGTGTTAAGTTCTATGTAATGTTATTTGACAC